TTCCGTTGTATCAACAGCACCCCAGCCCGGTGTTTGCGGATTGCTGATATTTTGCCAGTTTACGCCTTGTGTGTCATCAATAATTTCCCACAAATATCGTCCACCGTTTGTTTCTGTGATTGCCATCGTATCTGACGCACTTAAATTGTAGTTTGCCGCCCCGCCATTAACTTCAGCAATCCCAGCAGTTTCAGTTAAGAACTCTTGGTAATACGTACCTACAGTCGTTCCTTCTTCAATAGCCATCGACTCTACGATGGTCATAATCAGCACAGCCACCTGTGCTTCTGCTATTTCAATCGACTCCGATATATTACCTAAGAATGTAGCAACCGCCTCTTCTACACTCACAATCCCTAGCGAATCCTCTACGCTTTCGTTATAACTTGTCTGCGCGGCCTCATTATCTGTGATGGTCTGCGTATCCGTCACACTGACGTTGTAGCTGGTTATTGCCTCATTCGTATCAGCAATAGCCGCTGTCTCAGTGACAGACCCTGCAAAGTTGGCAACAACAGACTGATCTTCAGCAATAGCGGCAGACTCATCCACCGCTACATTCATTGTCAAAGCTACAGTCTGAACATCCTGAATACCAGATGTGCCACTCCACGAACCAGAACCCCAAGCACCTTCACCCCAAGCCGTACCACCAGTCAACGACTCCGTAATACTTACATCAATCAACAATCCAGCCGCAGGTGCATCAGCGAGTAGGGCGGTTTCTGTAACGCTGACGGGAAAAGTCTCTCCACCGCCCCATGCGTTATCACCCCATGCGCCGTCACCCCAAGCTAACGCCATATTAAGTCAATGTTAATGTGTATGTAACTGCAATTGTGTCGCCGTTAACAACAGCTTTAGAACTAGAGAAATCACCAGCAGAGAACAATGTGCCAGTGGTTGAATCTTTAGTTGCGCTACCACCAATGTTAATAAAACAACCCGCCACAGTACCAGTGCTGGTCATAGAGAATGACACGGCAGAAGATGTAGCCTTACTTGCGGCGGCGGCAGAAGCAAATGAAGGTGTAGGACGGTTGCCAGAATATGCAGGAGCATTAGTGCCGCCCACTTCCAACCAGCTTGCGTGAGAAGCCTGTGTGTCTGCAACGTTAGCAGTACCAACGCCCTTCAACCCCATCACAACCGCACCAGCGGCTGAGTTTCCAAGGATAGTGTCCAAGGTCAAATTCTTACCAACAGTCGTTACCAAGTTCTGAATAGGTTCGTCCCATTTAACAAAACCATCAATGCTGTAGCAAATGGCGTGGTATGTACCGTGGATAGCCATCTCATCAGAGGGCATGGTGTTGTATTTTGTGATTGCTGCTACTTGGTCTGTAGCGGTGATTTTGTCCAAGCTCATGTGAGGCTCCTTAATTAGAAGAACGGATCAATGCTGCCGTCGCTGTGTTAGCAGGCATTGTGATGGTGAAATTGGTAGATGTTTTGTCAGACCCAAAGTCCAACACGGCAATGGATTTATTACCCTGAGTAACGTTGTAGATCAAGGCACAACGAGCCGTCACGGATGCGTTAAACACCACATCGGCAAAGTCTACAAAAGCCGTATACCCAGAGGAGCTAATGGTTACGCCGGTCAAGGCCACACCGCCTGCAACGTAGCCAGTTCCTGTTACTTCGCCGGTGGTCGTGTAAACGGTGGTTGCCTCGTTTAAATCAGCACTGGCCGTGTACAAGGCGATCTTTAGCGTGTTAGTCGCTAAGTTGTGAACGCCCGTGTATAGCTCTGTCTTAAAGCTGGTCGTTTGGGTTTGGAGGATGCTCATGCTACAGGAACCCTAATCTGACCATCACGATAAGCGTCAGCACGTTGTTTGCCGTCACCCAAGTTCTTGAGAAGCGCAATAGCCTGAACGTATCGTTCTTGGTACACCTTGTACATTCCGTCTTCCGGTGCGCTCTTCATGTATGTCCCTGCCTCTGCCAGAGTGCCATACAGCAACGCAGAGTCAAAGTTATCACCTAACCATGTTGTCAGGGCGGTAACGATGGATTCTGGGTAGTAGTAATAATGCAGTTCAGCATAATAGTTGGCATAAGGCGTAGGGCCAAGGATGAACTACAGTTCATTTACATTGGCTGACTGCGGGCCAAAGATGGCGTAGTGCTTAGGCTCAGACTGCTGTGCACTCAAAGGATATGCCTCGCGCACAAAGTTCACATCCTTGTTCAGGAGGTACAGGTAGTCGCCTTGGAAGATGACCGTAGTATTGACTGTACCGCTATTGGCTACAGTTAAAGTGATTGTTGTTCCGCTGATGCTGCGAACGATGGCGTTAGTGCCGATGTTTGTGCCTGTGACCTGCTGTCCGACCGCTATGCCAGTTGTACTGGCTACAACGATAGTTTTAGCACCAGCCGTGCCGGTGGCTGTTGTGGAGTTGTACGGATACACGGCAAGGCTGTATACCGACAGGAAGTCTTCTGGACAGGCCAAGTACTTATTGCCGGTTGACAATACACCCGTGACGTTCTTACGCAAGTTGGCAATCTGCACCGTGTTATAGATGCGTTGCTCCGCCTGCTTGATCATTGTATTGATCGTGGTCGTGTCAAACGTGTTCTGCGTGTAGTCAACTACCGCAGCCACAAGTTGGGCGTATGTCAGTGCCATCGTTTAAACCTTAAGCCATCGGGCCACGGGACATAAAACCTTTAGTCGCCGCACCTGCGCCACGCATCTTGATACCAGTTGTTTTAGCTGCCGGTGCAGGACGACGATAAACGTTACCTACAGCCATATTGACTGTTCCGGCATCGCTGTGGTCATCACCACTGCCGGGGTTCTCAGAAGCTTTAACGACTTTACCAGTCATTGTGTGTGGCGTGGCGTAGACCTTGGCATCACCAACTTCTTTACCCATCATCTTTTTGCTAAATGTAGCCATGATTAGCCTCGTTTCTGTGCGGCAATCTTTGCCAAGTTACGACCCATAGACAGCATGTCGGCATTGGTTTTACCCTTACCTTTACCCTTACCGCCCATGATTTCTTTTTGGTTTGGGCCGCTATTGCCCAAGTTCCTGCCTTCGGTTTTGCCCTTTTTAGCAATGCCGTCTGCTGATCGTGTGTAAGCCATGTTTAAACTCCTTAAGATATTGTTACTGTACCAACAAATGTCGTTGCCACCAAGTAGTTTGGTGTCAATCCTGCATCATTTAAACTGGCTCCACCGACAGGCTGCCAGCCCCACTGAATGTCTCTAGAACCGCCAGACAAGTTACCGTTAAAGTTAACACCTGAGGTGACATACGTCGTATCCCTACGCGGGTTGCGTAGAGCTTGCGGATCATCCACTGGGAATGTTCCTAGCATTAACTGCGGTTGGTCTGGATCCCAGCATTCTGGGCACACCAACAACTGATACTGACGTTGCTTAATGACTTCAGTCTTAAGCTTCTTTAACTGGTATTGCTGGCCGCACCGATCACACTCAGCAATCGCTATCTTGCCGGATGCAAACCTGTTACTCATTACATACTCCCGCCAATGAACTGCTGACGGGGCACAAACCGAATTGCGGCTTTCTCCCTGTCTTCACCGGCTGCTAGATCAAACTGCTCGTTGTATGCAGCTTTGAGCATCTCAAGGCGAGGCATCAACTCAGGCACTTTCATAGCAATGTGGTACGCCAGACCAGCCACTACACATGGCAAGAAGCGGAAGTTCATGTCTGCTGTTTCTACACCAGCGCCAGCGTCCTGAACCCGGCGCAGTCTCCAGTAAACAAACTGGTAAGACGTGCTGTTATCCGGCGTAGGCCAGACAGTAACCGCAGGAAGCTGAGGCACAAACACCGCAGTTCCATCTGCTTGTGAGGCTGCCGTTGTATTGTTCTGTCCACGGAATACACCACCAAGGGTATTCCCTGAGATATAGGTGTAGTAGATGTCTTCACTGTTTAAACGGATAAAGCCTGATCCAGCTAACCCAACCACCGTGTTAAGCGTGAGCGTGGTATCCGTGGAGGAGATGGCTCCAACCAAGATTGCATCTGTTGGGTTAACTTGT